CTCCTCCTCCTCCTCCTCCTCCTCCTCCTTCTTTTTCTTCTTCTTCTCAAACCAAACCATATCTTTTATTTCTTTTCATACCATTTCATTTTAATTATACAGAAAGGTTGACAAATGTATAAACAAAGATTTATTCTTATATAAGGTAAAAGGGAAGGAGGATATTTTCATGGCACTTACACGAAGAAGAACACATTCAGAATTACCAGAACAAAATGATATAGTAGTAAAACAGAATGCATCTACCAAGTTTGTAAGAAAAAAAGATAGAGGCATTTACACAGATTCTTCGGATGTTAATGGCTCAGATGTTCCTTGTGAAAAATCATTATCTATTGAAGACAAGCAAGATATACTTCATAGTAAGGATAGGATGTCATCTATTGAGAATAAAAGACGAGCGATTGGTATTAAACCATCTCAAAAGAAAGTTCTTGCAGATATTAAGTATTATGAGGTAGAGGATGCTATTTGGGCATCTGATGGACAGATAACTTCTGTTGCGAAGCATCTACGGATTTCAGTATTCCATGTGAAGGACATATTTAAACGATATAAGATGTTGAATCAGGAATTTATAGAATTTAGGGAGATGGTAACAGATGAAGTTGAGAATGCTTTGTTGAATCAGATTCGGAATGGTAATGTTACTGCAACAATATTTTATTTGAAGTGCCATGGAAAGGAACGAGGATTTATTGAACGAGCGGAAATTAGACAGAATAAACGTGGAATCCGGATGAAGATTAACAGAGCTTCTGAAGTGGTAAATCGTCGTGATGGGAAAAAATCTTCTGTTGAAAAGAAAGCTGAGAATATCTTGGCGTTTAGGAAAGCTGTTGAAGAGAGTCAAAGATAAGGAAAAATTATGTTATCATCGACTATTCTAACCGGTGGATTGTTTTGGATTGGAGTGATTACTTTTATAGTTGGAATAAAGCGATTACTTACCGGTGAGAAGATGTTTCAAACAAAAGAATATCAAAATCGGATGAAAAAAGAAAAACGTCTTGTAGAACGAAGAAAGAAGATGTCTGCAAAGCGGATATTGAGAACAAAAAATGAAAGCCTACTATAAAATGAAGGAATTATATGAGGAAGTTTGGACAATCAAAACAAGCTCAAGTTCAGGCACTTGCTTATTCTGATGACGAGGATGATCAGAGTGATCTCGCTGAGGATAAGGAGCTTGACATTGTTGCGACTGACATTTTCTTTCGGAACTTGGAATCGAAGAAGAGGATAATCGTTAACCGTGGTGGAGCTGGATCCTCAAAATCGTTCTCATTATGCCAACTTATCTTATATTGGTTGATTAATTTTGATCATTTAAAAATCTTTGTTTGTCGCAAGAGTCAACCAGCAGTACGCCAGTCTTGTTATTCAGTCTTGTCACAGCTTGCTTCTGATTATGGGATTAGAGAATCAATTATTGAAGAGAAGGTTCACATGAACTGGTACTTTGGTATGAATCTTCTGCACTTCGGGGGATTAGATGATCCTGAAAAAGTCAAGTCAGTCGAATACAATGTGATTTGGATGGAAGAGGCAACTGAGTTTACATTTGCTGATTTTAAACAATTGTTGTTGCGATTACGAGCACCACAACGTGGAGGTTTTCAAAACAGGTTGATTATGTCGTTCAACCCTGTTGATGAATTTCATTGGATTAAGAAGGATATTATTGATAGTAAGAATTATGATGTTGAGGAAATTCATTCAACATACTTAGATAATCCGTTTCTTGATACTGATGCACGACAGGATTTAAAGAATTTAGAGATGCAGGATCCTACATTCTATAATATCTATACGCTTGGGGAATGGGGAAGACTTGAAAATCTGATTTATAAGAATTGGGATATTGTTGATTGGATGCCAGATGTAACATCTTGTGACAGAGTAGGATATGGGATGGACTTTGGTTATAATGATCCTACAGTATTGTTGAATCTGAGAGTGAAAAAGAAAGATGTTTGGATTGAGGAATTGATATACCATACGAAGTTGACGACTTCGATGGTGATCCCTATAATGCAGGAGAAGATACCAGAACTGTGGCGTAATAAGTATTCGATCTTTGCGGATCCTTCTCGACCAGAAGAAATACAAGAAATAAAGCTTGCCGGATTTAAAGTTAAGGAAGCTGTGCGGTCTATTGTTCCTGGGATTGATTCGGTGAAGAAATATAATTTACATGTAATGAGTAATTCATTGAATGTGATTCGAGAACTGCGAGCTTATTCTTGGAAGAAGGATCGAAATGGGAATGTGATAGATGAACCTGTAGGTAAGTTTGACCACGCTCCAGATTCTTTACGATATTATTTACATACAATTTCGCGAGTACAGGGTGGATTGAAAATGAGATGGCTTTAAAAAATGGTTGACAAACTATTAGGAAGGGTATCTTTGTATTTCAAAGTATGTTTTTTTTTAACACATAGCACTTAGAGGGATGATGAAATTTAATTTGACCGATAAAATTATTGATATATTAGGTCTTAAACGAAAAGCAGCAATTGGTACCCTTCCTGCTGATCGATTGGTTTTCAAATCTCTTAGAGAAATAATGAATACACAAGGCAATGTTGTTTCACTTCCATACAAACAAAGTCTTTGGGTATATTCTGCGATTACCGCAATTAGCAATAACGTTTCTCGTGTCCCGTTTGTTATCAAGAAAGAGATTGGGGCTGGACTTTCAAAGAAAATTGAAAGTGGTCCTATCTATGAGTTGTTTATGAATCCAAATCCTCTTATGTCTCAACGTCAGCTTATTGAAGCGACAATGATTTTTTTAGGGATTTATGGTGAAGCATTTTGGATTCTTGAGGGTAGAACCAATGTTACAGAGTTACCAAAAGAGATTTGGACATTTTCACCAAGTTATTTTACTCCTGTAGTTAAAAATGGAAATCTTGTTGGATGGCTTTATAATAGTAGTGGGGATCCAAATAATGCAATACCTTTTGCTCCATGGGAGATTATTCAGTTTAAATATTATAATCCCTATGATAATATTCGAGGAATGTCACCACTTGATGCAGCAAAAGAACCTATGAATCAAGATTATTATGCTACTCGATTTAATTCTGCATTTTTTAAGAATGGGGCAAAAGTTGGTGGCTTTATTACTGTTGATGGAGAATTAACTGAAGAACAGTTTAATCGTATCTTAAAACAGTTTGAGGATAGACATGGTGGATATGATAAAGCACATAAGATTGCTTTGATTGAAGGTGGAGGAAAATATACCGAAGCTTCGATTTCTCAAAAAGATATGGATTATATTGAAGGTAAAAAATTAACTCGCCAAGAGATTCTTGCTGCGTTTCATGTTAATGAAGTTGTTCTTGGTATGTATGGTGATATAAAATCATATAGTGGGTTAAAAGCTGCTGATAAACAATTTTGGGAAGAATGTTTACTTCCGAAGACTCATTATATTGAAGATCATCTTTGGTCAAAGTTTTTTATGAATATTGGCCAAAGACGCGGGAAAGGTAAAATTTGGGGTGAATTTGATCTTGCTACCGTAGGTTCTTTACAGTCAAATTATGAAGAAAAAGTAGTTACTGCTGCAAAGATGGCTGCGATGGGATTTCCAATTAATGATATTAATAGAAGACTTGATTTAGGTATGCAAGATGTTTCTTGGGGAGATCAGTGGTGGGTTCCAGGTGGATATTTACCAGTAGGAATGATTCTTGATGGTACAGTTGTTCCGGGAAATGCAAATCCAGGAAATCCAAAACCTGCAAAAATGTTTTTGAAACAATCTCTTGGAGAACTTGAATGTTGTGATGACGACAATAATAATAATATTATTTCTGCAAATGAAGCTGATTTTAGAAGTAAAATAAAAAAGTTTGTGTTTGATGTTCGTAAAAAGACTTTAGGCTCTTTGTTTGATGAAGAGTTTGTACATCCTGACATTAAACGAGAATTTGCTAAATTGTCAAGTGATTTACAACAGGCTTATTTTCATGTGATTTCAAATTCGTTTACAAAAGATTGTGAGAGTGTTGATAGTAAGCAAAAAATTAATAATACAAATATTGCAGTGGTTTCTTATATATCTGAACGTATTGAATTGATTACCGAGAAATTTGCTGATCTTCTTGAATCGTTATTCATGACACTTGAAGAACTTGAATTGAATAAAGATGAAGGGGCTGAGAAAGTACGAGTGGTATTTAATTTGCTTACTCAGAAATCAATGGAAATTGCTAAATATGAAGTTAATCAAGGACAAGCATTTGGTCACAGATTGTTTTTGCAAAGATCATTTGGTAGTGCTCTTGAATATGTTAAATCCAAGGATAATTAAAAGGAGGTTTTTATGGAACTCACTCGACGAGTTATTAAATCTGAAGTAAGAAGCATTAACGAGGATAATTTTTCGGTAGATGTCATAATGTCTGATGAAACAATTGACAGGTATCATGAAATTATACTTGCAAGTGCTTGGGTAAATGGATTGAAGAATTATAAAGCCCATCCTGTTTTACTTTCTTCTCATAGTTATCATGGATTGATGAATCAGATTGGTGAAGCTTCAAAGATTGGTGTTGTTGATGGCTCTCTTGTGACGACATTTAAGTATTATGTGAATGAGCAGGTAAAGAATCCTGAGGCTGATTGGGGATGGGTTCTTGCAAGTAAGGGTGTTGCTGCTTATAGTGTTGGGTTTATGCGAAAGAAAGGATTTTTTGTTGATGAAAATGAAAAATGTCCTGAAGAAATAGAACCTTCTCAATATAAAAAATGGATAAAAGCAGGAGTGCAGTATGTTTATACTGAAGTTGAGCTTCTTGAATGTTCTCATGTTCTCGTTCCAGCAAACCCTGTTGCTTTGCAGAATAGTATTGATCAAGGTGAAGTGGTTCGTTCTCTTGAGGAAAAAGCGTTTCCTATGTTAGTTGATCTTGAAACTGCATTAAAATCGTTACATAAGGATCAATTGTCTGATGAAGTTAAGAAAATTGATGTATCAATTATTGATGGGGAGGAATTTACAATGAAAGAAGCTGATTTTGAAAAAATGGTTGAAACGGTACAGCAGAAACTTTCTGAATCTCTCAACGAAAAAATAGCTTCATGTATGGAGATAATGGTTACTACATTTAAAAATGCTATAGATGAAGTTCTTGCTGTTGTCAAAGAAACTTCCACTCAGGCTGTTGAAGATGCGAAAGAAGTGGAGATAAAGGAAACTGTCGGTGATGAAAAAGCAGATGAATTTTTGGAAGAAGAATCTATTGACAAAGTGAAAGCAATGTTTGATAGTATTACCAGTGATATAAAAAAGACTTTCAATGTTCAGTCATAGGACAATGAACAAATTGATGGTTTAAAAATATAAAGGATATATTTAATTTAACATTAAAATTTATAAAGGAGGAATTACATATGTTGGATCAGATTAAACAGGCTCTTGAGGAACAGAAATCGTTGCTTCTGCTTCAGTTTGATACGAAGATGAAAGAAGCAATGGAAACCAATTCGGAACTTGCAACTCGTGTTGCAGAACTTGAGAAACAGGCTACTCCTCGGAAAGTTCATCTTGCTGGTCTTGAAGATGAAAAGGAACAGTTTTCGTTTTTCAAAGCGATTTGGGCTATTAAAACTCATAATTGGGATAATGCTGGTTTTGAAAAGGAAATTTTTGAACAGACTCGGAAGAGGGCAATGTCAATGGGCACAGGCTCTGCTGGTGGATATATTGTACCTACAATTTACATTGCTGAGATAATTGATCTGTTGAAAGCTGAAGCAATTGTTGCTTCTCTTGGTGCAACGTTTCTTCCTAATCTTCAGGGTTCACCTGTTCAGATTCCTCGTCAGAGTGGGGGGTCCACTGGGTATTGGGTTGGTGAGAATACAGCAATTACAGCTTCGGATTTGACACTTGAACAGCTTTCTTTGACACCGAAGAAAGTAGGTGCATTGGTTAAATTGAGTAATACACTTGTAAAAATGAGTAATCCGTCTGCTGAAGCTCTTGTCCGGAGAGACATCGCTGCTACAATCGCTTTACAGATTGATTTGAAAGCTTTGCGTGGTAGTGGTTCTGCAAGTCAGCCAACCGGAATTGCTTCTACGGGGAGCATCAATACCGTTGCTATTGGTGATAATGGTGGTGCTTTGACGTGGGATCATTTGCTTGATATGGAATATACTCTTGCAAGTGAAAATGCTCTGAAAGGAAGTCTTGGTTATGCAATGCATCCTTCACTTCGTCGGAAGCTTTTGAAAACCAGGATTGCTCAGTACAGTGGAGATACTGCTGGTGAGTATATGGTTGCTCCGGTGATGTCTGAAGCTGCATTTAAGACTTGGCTGTCTTACCCCTATCGTCAGACGACTCAGATTCCCGTCAATTTGACGAAAGGTACTGGCACAAAGCTGACAGAGGTTTATTTTGGTAACTGGGCTGAACTCATTATCGGTCAGTGGGGTGGAATGGAAATTGCACTCTCTACCGAAACGAGCGATGCGTTTGAGAAAGATCAGACTTGGGTTCGTGTTCTGCAGGAAGTTGACATGGCAGTTCGACATCCGAAGTCCTTCTGTCTCATCAATGATGCAGAATCTGGACTGTAATCCTTTAACAGAGGGGGAGAAATCCCCCTCATAAGGAATCTTATGAAAGGAGGATAGCAGAATGGATTTTGTAAGTGGAAATATTAAATCAGTCACGGCGTTTACTCCAAGAGCAATTTCTGGAGAAGTTGCTGAATCAGGGAACACCATTGATCGTAAAGGATATAATAGTGCAGTTTTCACACTTGTTGTTGGAGATTATACAAGTGATCCTTCAGCGATTGATGTTGCTTGTGCACTTCAAACAAAGTCTGGAGAAACAGATAGTTGGCAAGATGCTCTTGATGTTGATGGTAGTGTTATTACAACAAGAATATCTGGTGAAGTCTCTAATGTACGTTTGGCACAAAGTGAGATAAATGTTGATCTTCGTTCTTTGCAGCGGTATGTTAAACTTACTGTTGCTGCTGATTTTACAGGGGGAACAAGTCCCACATTGTTCTTTGCTTCTACAGCTTCACTTGGTGAACCTTCGATTTCACCGGCAGTTTAAAGATGAAGTGGGGCTTTGGCCCCACTGATTACTTAAAAAGGAGAGAATATGAAAGTAAAAGTAAGAACTGGATATGCTCATGTAACGGGGGGATTTGCTCATAAGGAAGGTGAAATCATTGAGATTCCCGATGATGAGTATCAGCAGTTGACTCAGAAATTTGAAGTTGTGAAAGAAGTAATTGTTAAACCTGTTGTTGAAGTCCCCTTTGAACCTGTCATCGAGGTAGCAGAAGAAGTGATTGTGGAAGAGAAAGCAATTGATGAAGACGATGTGATAAATAGAGCAATTCTTGATTCTAAGAAAGGTGTATCTGTTATTAAGGCGAGACGGGTGAAAAAGGTTATTGAAGAACCTGCTCCGAGAAGACGCATAAAGGAGTAAGTGATGAAGCTTGTATCTTTGGCAGATGTGAAAACATTTCTTGAGATTACAGCGACGAGCTTTGATGCTTTGCTGACTATGATAATCCAGAATGCGTCGGCGTCTGTTGAAACTTATTTAAATCGTAATCTTGAAAAAATTGAAAGAGTTGCCTATTATAATGCAGGAAAACGATATATTTATCTTCCTGCATATCCTATTGATTCAACTACTCAATTGATTGTTGAATTTTGTGATTCTATTCAGACAAAAGATGTTGATTTCTTTGTAAGAAATGATGTTGGTCTTATAGAGTTTCCAGAATTTTCAGTACCGTTGTATATGAATCCGAATGAACTTGAAATAACATGGACTGGTGGATATGCTGAAATCGGTGCTACTGATGATAAATATCTCGATGTTCCTTTAAATATTCGTGATGCAACGATGATACAAGTTGCATATACTTTTAGACGGAGAAAAGATATAGGTGTTGCTTCTGTATCGTTACCTGATGGTTCAATCAGCAAGAACCCAATTGATAATAGATTGCTTCCAGAAGTACGATCTTCATTATCTGCGTTTAGACGGGTTGTAGGAGAAGTTTAATGTCTGATTTAATTACTATAGTTACACGACGAAAAGATTTTATTAATCGTAAAGTAAGTATGGGAACTATGGCTCCTCGGCAAATTCCTGTTATGCTTATTGAAGCATTTAAACAAGGACTTCGACCATTTCTTATGTCTGTGAAAGCAAGACTTCCTCATGGACGTACAGGAAAATTGGTAAATAATACAGAATTAGAGATTGAACGAACAAAAGCAGGTGTAAGTGCTAAATTGACAATAGGTAGGGATGTTCCATATGCTCATGTTCATGCAAAATTTGGAATGTCTCCTACAATTATTTTGCCTAAAAATAAAAAACATCTTGCAATTCCTTTAACCGCTCGTGCTCGTAATTTACAGAGTCAAGTTGGTTCATTATTGCAATATTCTCAATTGAAGGGTGGATGGGAAAGAAAAGGAAATAAGAGTCATATACTTTATTGGACTTCAAACAGTAATCAAAAAGGGATTCCTTACTTTGCTCTTGCTCACCAAGTAAAAGTGAAACCATCCGTTGATTTATATGTTGTGAAAGAAGAAATGAAAATTGCAGCAAATGAAATAATTAATAGGGTATTTAATGGATTTGATTTTGGTTTTGTTAGAATGATAGGGAAAGCTAAATGAGTAATACAACTCGGCAAAATATTTTAAATCAATTAAAGACTACACTTGAAAAAGTGACAGCTTTACAGCAAGTGGAAATTAATCGTACAATACCAATTGATCTTGATACGACACCTTTTCCTTGTGCTTTTATTTATTCAGTGCGAGAAACAAAATTAAGTGATGATCGTTCGGTTATTGGATATGAAAATTGGGAATGGTTATTAAATATTGAAGTGTGGCTTGATTCGAGAAATGATCAAGAAATATTACTTGGTGAAATACATCATGAGCTTGCCAGTGATAATCAGATAGGCGGTTATGCTGTTACTTCTGATAGAATTGGTTCCATTATGTATGTAGTGGAACCTGATCGTAGTATTAGTGCGATGATTCTTGAATATAGTGTGATTTACCGACATAAAAACAGGACTCCGTGACATAATGATGGTTAGGTGCTTTTAGGATCAGATTTAATAACGAAAAAGGAGGTAATGAATATGCAACAGCAAGGGTCAAGTACAAAAATTATAGTTGATTTTGAGAGCACTTATGGAGTGACTCCAACTTCCGCAGCGGCGTTTGTGCTTCCTATTATCAGTGAAAGCATAAAACAAACGAGAAATTCTGTTTCTTCCAAGACATTAAGAAGTGATAGAAATCCATATCAACCTGGTCGAGGAAATACTGAGGTAAGTGGTGATATATCATTTGAATTGTCACCAACATATGGTAAATTGATGAAGGCTTCTTTTGGAAAAGTAGAATCTTCAGGAGTAAGTGCTCCATATACTCATACATTTAAAATTGATGATTCTTTACCAAGTTTTACTTATGAGAAACAATATAGTGATCTTGCTTTAGCAAAATATTTTCAGTATTCAGGGTGTAAAATAAATTCACTAAAACTTTCTGCAAAGACTGAAGGTCTTATTGATTGTTCTGTAAGTGTAATGGGTCGTAAAGAAGTTGTCAGTGGTGAATCATTTGATAGTGATGCAATTGATCTTGGTCATACTCCATTTGATGCAATGGATGCTACGATTAGAGAAAATAATGATGAACTTGCCATTGTTACTGAAATCGATTTCTCACTTGAGAATGGTCTTGACGGGGGAAACTATGTTATTGATCGTACTGGTATGAGACGTTCAATGCCTGCAGGGACTGTAAAAGTAAGCGGAACTCTTCGAGCTGTATTTGAGGATTTGGTTCTTTATGACAAAGCAATTAACAATACGGAGACTTCATTGAGTATGGAGTTTAAAAAAGGAACAGGAGATGGAAGTTCTATTGGTAATGAAAAATTGACGTTTTATGTACCAGAACTTACATTTTCACCAAGCGCCCCTGTTGTGAGTGGACCTGCAGGTCTCGTTGTTGAACTTCCTTTCGAGGGTTTTTATAGTGGTGATATAAATGCATCTGCAATGTATGCTGTGTTGCTTTCACCATATAGTGGATCACAGCTTGGGATTGCTTAACAATTAAAAGGAAAGTAGATATGGAAAAAAAATCATATATAATAGGAGATAAAGTTTATACACAAAGTAAAATGGTATGGGGGCAAGTTAGACAGATTATTAAAATTACTGATAATCTAACCTTACCTTCAGATTTTACTCCAAAAGATATTATTAAGCTTCTTGAGGATAAGATTCCAATACTTGCTGCAATTATTCTTGTTCCAGAGGGTTTTACTGTAAAGAATAAACCTATGGATGAAATGATTACTGCATTTGAATGGGATCTTGAACTTGATCAGATTATGGAGATTATAGATGATTTTTTTTCTTTCAACCCGATTCCTTTGTGGCTGAAGAAACTAAGCACCAAGATGGGTGTCGGGGAGAGTCAGACAAATATAAAGAGATTTTTGGAGAAGGAGACTGGATTGACAGAAACATCGCTCTCTTATCCGGAGGAGACATCACTAAACGAGACATAATTACTTGGGAATTTACTCCAAGTGAATGCTCGCAGTATATACATTTACGATTCAGAGAATTAATTTTTAGGGAATCGATTATAGCTTTTCTCTCTGGAAAGGGGGATGACAAGAAAACACTCGGTAAGCTTGATGAAAATGATATGTATTGTCAAGCTTGCCGAGCGAAGTCAAAAAATAAACAAGATTGTTCAATCTGCACCAAAGACCTTAAGGTGCTTGAGCCAAAAAAGAAATAGAGGTAACAATGGCCGGAATAAAAACAGATTTATTACTTGAAGCTCAAGCAAAAGGTTTTTCTGATGTTACAGATCAGTTGACCAAAATGGTCGATGCGATCAATAAAATATCCAATAAAAAATTTTCAAATACAGGAGCAAAAGCTTTTACTACTGAAGTACGAGCTTTAGGTAGTGCTATTGAAAAGCTTGGTACTGATCAAGTTCGAGCCATCAATAAAATGGGAGTTGAACTTGATAAAGCTCTTGGTTCAATGAAAAAGTTGAACGATGAAGCAAGAAAAAGTAAGTATTCCAATCAGCTTGAAATGGGTTGGGGTTTTGGTTCCGTGTTTCGTGACATGGAAAAGATGTTTCAACTTCAAGCTCGTTGGTACCTTTCTCGTGCTGTTTTATTCTCTACATTGGAAATTCCAATTGTTGCAATTAAAAGCATTGGTAGTTATGTGCTTGAGCTTGATAAAGCTCGTGCTGAATTAATGAGATGGGGAGCTACTTCTGGACGTGTAACTGCGGAAATGGGCAAAGATGCTGATAATCTTGTTTTACAAATTCGTAAAGCAACAATGCAGTATCCTGTTATGTTTAAGGAATTAAAAGATTCCGTTGAATCATTTGTAGGTGCAGGTATTGATTCAAAGGTTGTAGCAAAGATGGTTCCAACAATTGCTCAGATGCAAACAGCATTTAAAGAGATTGATTTTAAGCAATTTTCGATTGCTTTGTCAGGAGCTTTAAATGTTTTTGGTGGGAATAGTCTTGATCAAGCAAAAACATTTGCAAATATTGTAGATAAGATTATGAAGGCTCAGGCTGTAGGTATTATTCGACCTGAGCAGTTTACAGTAGTTTTACAATATCTTTCTCAAATAGGTAAATTGTCGGGATTTACTCTTGATCAACTTCTTGCAATGTCTGTTGCTGTTACAGATACAGGTATTAAAGCTCAATCTGCCTCAAGAATGATGCGGTCATTTATTATTGGTTTAACATCCGAAAACACAATTTCACAGTTTGCAAAAATAGGCATAGATATAGATAGAACCATCCCTATTGCTCAACAATTTGAAAAAATATTATCACAACTTTCTGAAAAGATGGGAAAAGGGGCACCTCCAGCTGCTTGGACTTCTTTTTTAAGTGGAGTATTTGGTAAGGAACCTATTAATAATATTATTACAATGGTTCAAAATCTTGATAAATATAATAAGCTTCAAAAAGATATTGAAGGTTCAAAGGGGGGAATGGTTGCTGCTTCCCAAACAATGGAAGCTCCGATTAGTGCTCAATGGCAAATGTTTCTTAATACATTACAAAATGTCGGAAAAGAACTTTCAGGGAGTACAGGGTCTGCATTATCAACATTAGTAATTTGGGCAAGAGATATTGCTAATGGAATGTTAGTTGCGGCTGATTCAACTGGAAAATTTTCTGATCAATTAATAAAATTAGGTCCAGCAGGTGAAACAGCTGCATTTATTATACAACATTTGAGAGATTCTATTCGTTGGTTAATTGAAGGTCTTGTTGTTTTTTCTTTTACTCCGTTTATTAATAAATTAAAAACTTTATCAATTACTTTTACAACTATTGAAGCATTAATAGTAAGAGTAGGAGCTAATATAGGAGTTGCACTTACTCGTTTGTTTTCTAATCCTCTTATTGTTCTTGTAATAGGTATTGAAGCTATTACACAGGCTTTTAATTTTTTGAATGGGGAAATGGATAAAATTGAAAAACGAGATTCTATATTTTATTCTTCATTAAAAACAGCAACTATGCCTGATTTAGAGAAAAATATTTCTACTTATTCAACTCAACTTAAAACTTTAATTGATTTGGATAATAAAAGAAAAGAATTTTTTGATAACGGAGCAGTGAGTATAAGAGGTATAAAAGGAAAACAATTTTTTGCATCATTAAGTGAAGATGAAAAGAAATTATTATTACAAGACGGGTCCGAATCTATTAAAAGTAAGCAAGATGCTCTTCGTTGGAAAATAGCAGCAACTCGTACAGAAATTCTTTCACGAGAAAGAGAAATTGCTTTAAATAAAAAAACAACTGATTTTGATAAAAATAAAGATAAAGAGAAAATACTGCCTCCTCAATATGAGAAATGGGAAGATTCTCGTATTATTGCTGCTGCAAAACAGAGTTATAAAAATCAACTTGATAATGATAAATTGTATAGGGAAGGATTACTTGATAATCTTGATACTCAGTATAAACAAGCTAAAATTTCTGATGAAGAATATGATCTTGGTAAAAGGAAAATAGTGCAAGATCGATTTAATTATGAATTATTACTAATTAATCTTGAACGTGAACAGATGAAAAATTTGTATTCTGATGCTCGTGTTCATGTTATGAAAACAAAGGAACAGAATGTAGGAGATAATAAAAATAAAATTAATGCTTTGAATGAAGAAGAAAATGTAACAATGGAAATGTTAAAGAAAAGGAGTCAAGAATTAGACCTTGCTAAACAAAAAGATACTAATAATATTGATATTAATTTATTTAATAAACGTAAATCACAAACAATTGAATTTGCTGAGTTTGAACGTAAGATTAATAATCAAGTAGCTGATGATTTATTTGCTGCAAAGAAAGCACAAGTTGATGAAGCAATAAGACTTGCCAAAGATGAATATGATCATTATAATATTAATGCTTCTAAATATATTTCTTTGGTTTTAAATAATATTGAAAAAGAAAAACAAGCTGAAATTGAAAAGAATAAAAGTATTGCAAATGAAGCTCATAAAATTTTAACTGTAAAAATGCAGTTTGCAAATTCGAATGAAAAGGAAAAATTACTTAAAGAAGATTCTCTTATTGAAAAGAAACAGAATGCTGATGATATAAAAGCAAATGAAGAAGCTCTTAAAAAAATATCTGATTTTAAAATTAAGACTAAAGATGATATGCGTATTGAGTATGAGAAAAATGGTATATTTGGAGTTAGTAAAAAATCGCTTGGAAGTATTGTTGGACAGATGACTTCCACAGGTGAGCAAATTAAACAGCTTTGGACAGATGTTGCGCAATCAATGTCTCAATCTTTTCAAGATTTTTTTATAGATGCTCTTGATGGTAAAATGAAATCTGTGACTGATTATTTTAAAGGATTTTTTCGATCTATATATTCATCAATTGCCGCTATTGCGAGTCAGCGAATTGCTGGAAGTATTATTAATTCATTTGGATTTACAAATGCTTCGGTTAAACATGCTGGCGGTATTGTAGGAAATGCAGGAAGAATGTCGTTGATTCCATCTGCTACTTTTATAGGTGCACCAAGACTTCATAATGGATTGGCAGGAGATGAATTTCCTGCAATTCTTCAGAAGGGTGAAACTGTAATTCCAAAAGGTGGAACATCACAAAAGATTAAAATTGAGTTAATTAATCAAAGTAATCAAAAAATGCAAACAACAAAATCATCAACAAGATTTAATGGACAAGAGCAAGTTGTATCTTTATGGATTGATGCATTGAGAGATAATAAATTTGGTTTAAGAGATGTTTTAGGGGGTTAAAATGGCTACATGGCCTGCCATATCAGAACCTGATTATGGATTAAGTGAAGAATTATATTTTCCAATTGTTCGTACTGAATTTGATAGTAATTATATTCATGTGAGAAAACGTACAACACGAGCACGACGACGATGGGATTTATCATGGAATAATCTTACTGATAATGATTATGATTTACTTGAAACTTTTTTTCTTGCAAATCAAGGTGTTGCTTTTACATGGACACATCCTCTCTCTCTTATTAATTATACGGTTGTATTTTCAGGAAATTCATTAAAATCATCTATACCTGTATTTGGGTATAGAAATGTTGCTGTAGCTATTGAGGAAATATGAGTTTATCATTAAATAGTTTAGCAATTGAAGAGAAAAATAAACTTTCTACCGATAGTGTTTTTCTTGTTGCTTTGAAAATAGACATTCCAGGATTGGCTGACCCTGTTCGAGTTATAAATAATTCTGAAAATTTTATTTGGAAAGGTGAAACTTGGATCGCTTTTCCATTTACTATTGATGAATTATCTGATCAAGCAGGAAAAGAAATACCAACGGTAACAATATCTTTGAGTAATGTTAATCGTGTAATGGAAATATATTTGGAGCAATACGACACTTATATTAAAACCAATGGATTTAGTCCTATTACTGTAGAAATTTCTGTTATTAATACGGCAGTAATTGCAGTAAATGGAAACGCTGATGCAGAGGTTACTCATTATTTTCAGTTACGACAACCAAAAACAAATAGTAAAACAGCGACATTTATTTTAAGTGCAGATAATCCTTTTATGAGAAGATTTCCACAGAATAGAATTTTAAAGAATCATTGCAGATTTATTTTTAAAGATGTACGTTGTCAATATAGTGGTGTAGAAACTTCTTGTAGTAAAACATTAACGAGATGTAGGGAATTGAATAATTCCTTACATTTTGGTGGAGCACCGGGAGTAGGAAGACGTGGACTTGAAATTGATTCAACTATTTAAAGCTCCGTTTGTTAGGGGAGGTAGAAATATAGAAACAGGTCTTGACTGTCAAGGTTTGTTTATCGAATTGATGAGGTATTATGGTCATGAAGTTAAAGAATCGTTTGTGGCTGAATATGCTACACAAGAAGTTGCACAGGTTGTTGAAAAAGAAATCGGTAGTGGAAAATGGTTAAAGTTGAATGAACCTGAGATAGGATGTGCAGTTGGAATGGCATTAGATTCTATGTTTCCATTTCTTGTTCAACATTTAGGGATATATATTGGTGAAGGTAAGTTTATTCATATACTTGAAAAGCGCGGAGTTGTTACAAATAAAATTACTGATAGATTTTTTTCTGGTAAAATTAGGGGATATTATAGATGGATAGGTTGATTGTAACAAATATTTATAATCCATTTGATCCTTATAAATCACGAGATATTCGTAATATTGAGTATGGTTTAACTGTTCAAGATTGTATTGATTTATTTCCATCAAATATAGGGTATGAGTGTGTTGTTTCATTAAATGGGATAATACTTGCTCCATTTGCTTATCCAATATTAAAACCGAAAGGTAGTCTTGTTATTTGTGCGGTTCCTCAAGGAGGAGGAGGAGGGAAAGATGTATTAAGAGTAGTAGCAATGCTTGCAGTTGTCGTTGCTGCTGTAACAATAGGTCCGGAGATAGCTTCTTTATTTTGGGGAACTGAAGTAGGTTCAACTATAGGAGCATCCATTGGTACTGCCTATGGAATGTCTGGTTTTGAAGCAGCTTCAACAGCACTTACCGCTGTTTCAACAATGGCGATGGTGGCTGTTGGTAGTGCCATTGTCAATGCTGTACTTCCTCCACCTGGCATTGATATGGGAGGAGTAGGAACAGCATTAGCGAATTCATCCACTTATGGTTGGGAAGTTTCAGGTAATAAGAATTCTGAAAATATAACTTGGCCTATATTATATGGTACACATCGTATAGTTCCTCCTATAATAGGTAAATATATTGATATTATTGATGATAAACAATATCTGCATTTATTGATGGCTATCGCAGATCATGAAATAACAAGTATTGATGAAACAAGTATTAGAATTAATGGAAATAAAGTTTATAAAGAGCATGATGGAGTTACTTGGGAGATAAGAAAAGGTACTGTAGATCAACAACCGATAGATGGTTTTGATGATGCTCATGCATTAATTTCAATTAATCAAGCAATTCCATGTTCTGATCCTTGGGATGCTACAATGGCATATGAAATAGATGACATTGTTGCTTCGGAATTTAATGCTCAATATTATAAACAATATAAAGCTATTGCAACACAAATTGGTGGTATTCCTAATGTAAATAAAAAACCAAAGGATAACCCTACATATTGGGAAGCACTTACTGAAAATGAATGGTTAACTGTTGATGTTGATGGGGATACTGAAGGTTTGGTTATTGCTTTAGGATTACCTAAAGGTCTTTATTATGCAAATGATGCAGGGACACTTGTTGAGACAAATGTAAACCTTGATATTGAATGTAAAAAAGTTGGTTCTTCTGAATGGACAGTTATAAAATCTGTTATTTTTGAAGAGTTACCTGATACTTTACTCAGATGGCAAGCAGGATTTTATAATGGTGATGGGTCTTTTACATGGAGTGAAGATGGACCTCTTGTTTCCGAATACCCTGATGCTCATACCGAAGGTGAATTACAATCAGGATGGTCAGAATATAATCCTGAGACAGATCGTTATGAGTATTATCCTTCAAATTCACGTTGGTATAAACGACAAACTTATAATTATCCTTCTTGGAATAGTACAAATACATTTAAAATAAATGATAAAATATTTTATCAAGTTACAGGTGTTGTTTATAGAAGTATTAAAGATTATAATACAAATCACACACCTACTGATATAATCTGGTGGGAAGCTGTAACGCCGTCAATAAAAGCCAATGGTAATGTTGCTACTACTCCTTATGAATACTTTAAAATATCAGGATGTAAAAATTCTCCATTACGTCGTGTTACACAAAGACAAACTGTTGAATTTGGTTCATATCAGGTACGTGTTAGATATAACGGTGGGGTTGTTCCCAATAAATCAGTAAGATACGGTAATGATTGTTATCTTGAGTATGTAGAAACTACTTTATTTGACAGTTTCAACTATGCTGGTTCTTCTTTGTTTTCATTAAGAGCACTTGCTTCTGATGTAATGTCAGGTGGTGTACCTACTATAGATTTTGAAGCAACTCGAAGTGTTGTGTCTGTATGGAATGGTAGTGCTTATGTAGATAAAGACCCCAGTAATCCTGCGTGGGCTGCTTATGACATACTACACAATTCATTTTATGGTGGTGGTGTAGTTAAAGAACGAATTGATTATGATGCTTTTGATGCTTGGGCTACTTATTGTACGAGTAAAGGTTTTACTTGTAATATTTATTTTGATTCTACTTTAAATTTACGAAAGTCACTTGATATAATAGGAGCACTTGGAAGAGCTGCTATTGTTCAAGTAGGTAGTGAATTTACTGTCTTTATTGATAAAGAAGAATCTACACCAGCACAATCATTTATTTTTAATGTAGCTAATATATCAGCAGATTCGTTATCTCTTGAATACATGGATATGACGAATAGAGCAAATGCTATTGATGTTACCTTTTATGATAAAACTGATTTTTATCAAGCAAAGACATTGGAACTTCATGCTGTAGATTATGATTCCACTACAGAAGAAACAAAGAAAACTTCATTGACATTGATTGGATGTGTTAATCGTGCTGAAGCTTTAATGCATGGTTATTATGCATTAAATGGTAATAGATACCTTACATTAACTGCTTCTTGGCAAGCTGATATTGATGCCATTGGTTGCATGCCTTGGGATATTGTTGAACTTCAACATGATGCTACTTTATGGGGAGAAGGTGGTAGAGTTGTTTCTTCTACAAGTACAGCAGTTACCATTGATAAAGAGGTTACTCTTGAAGTTGGAGTTACTTATACATTTAGATTTCAAGATTCCAGCACAGATGATATTTATGAATATACGCTTGATTCTGTTAGTATAGAAACAGTTACCAACGTACTGGAAATAAATGGATCATTTTCAGTACAACCTTCGCAATATGATACCTATACACTTACAGCTACAGGTTCCGAAACTAAACTGGTACGGTTAATTAAGATTGGCAGACGTGATGATTTAACACGCAATCTTGTTGCTGTTGAATATAATCCTTCTATTTATGATGATTCTGGTAATCTTGAAGCTCCTGAATTTGTTCCTTCAGTAGTATATACAACCAATCTTAAAGCTGAAGAAGTACAATCATGGAGAGGTAGTAATGAAACACGTCTTCAATTAAGTTGGGGAGGGTTTGCCACTTCTTGGAATATTTTTTATAAAGAACCTTCTTCTCCTTATTGGGTGTTGCTCGGAACTTCTAATATACCTTTTTATGAAGTGCCAAGACTTGATTATGGCAATACTTATTCATTCTGTGTAACTCATACAAAGAATCCAGGTGATGGTGTAACTGTCTCAATTACATTAACGGGAATAGTTGCTGTTCCACAAGACATACCTGCTGGTTTTTCTGCTTCATTGACAGGACAGTTTATTACATTATCATGGGGCACTTCTTCTGATAGGACCGTTACTGGATATAATATTTATCTTGATGATGTTTTACTTGTTGAAAATGTTTCAGGTAATAAATATATTTATCGTGGTAATCTTACAGCAGGAACATATAATTTTGTATTACGATCAGTTTCAATTGGTGGTATTAGTGAGCCTACCAATTCAACATCAATTACAATAACAGGACCAACTATTCCTACAGTAACAGCTTCAGCGGTCAATGAGATTGCAACGGTTACTTGGAATAATTGTAAGCAAACATTACCTATTGATTATTATACAGTTAATGGAAGTAGAGTAGGAAATACTACCCGATTTACTGAGAGAGTTAATTGGGTAGGTTCAAGAACTTATACTGTTATTGCTTATGATATTGCGGGTAATGCTTCTTCTTCCGGGAGTGCTTCAATCGGTATTGCTACATTAACAACACCAACAGGAATCACTACAAGTGGTATTACTTATGCAATCAAGTTAGCACTTAGTTACACGACATTTACAGGATTTTCTGTTGTAGAGATATGGGCCGCTGAAAATAATGATCGTACAGATTCTACTTTCCAGAAAGTTGGCGAAACTGCTGCGTTATTGTGGACTCACTCTGGCCTTAACCTTGTTGACAGAAGATTCTATTGGATTCGTACTAAAGATGTTTATGGTAATTTAGGTAGTTGGTATCCTACATTGGCAACAGCAGGTGTGCAAGGTGACACGTCTGACAGCCCCAATGATTATTTAACGATACTACAAGGGCAAATTTCTGAAGATGAGTTGACTTCTTCTTTGAATAGTAGAGTTAATTGGGTTGATACAGAAGAGTTTGTTCTTGATCCAGATATAATTGAACAAAATATAATGTCAGGATTGAATGGTGCATTCATGGGGTTATCTGATGTGCAAGCTGTTCATCTTGGTTATATTAATGATTTATTTGCAACTACTGGATTACAAGGAACAAATATTAGTTCTCTACAATCTGAAGTGGCAGGATTAACCACTACAGATTGGAATGATACCATTCGTTTTGCTATAGGACGTTATGTCCGATATGATGGTCAAGTTTGGGTTAGTTTACATGATGGAGACGGAATTTATGATCCAAATATAGATAAAGAGCCAGGAGTTGCTACTGATTATTGGGACGTTGCGGAAGCATTGGCGAATCTTGTCGCTGAAATTGATCAACGTGTTGATACCTTGGAAGGAGAGATTGTTACCAAGGTTTCTTCAACAGAATTCAATCTGCTTGACAACAGGGTTATTGCTGCTGAAAGTACGATAGATCAACATTCCGATGAAATAGCATTGAAAGTTGCTCAAACTGAATTTGATACCTTTACAGAAGAGTTTTTACCTGCTTTTGCTACAGATCATGTATGGGAGATAAATGACTTCGTAAGGTACAATGAACTGACTTATAAATGTATTAAGACTTCAGGATTACCGTTTCCATTACCTTCTAATGCAGAGTACTGGACGCAAGAAGATTTTTATGCTTCATTTAGAACAGCTCTGAATGATATTGTAATTAACGATGCAGGTATAGACTTAACAAGTTCTGTTTTAATAGGTCCAGTTACATTATTAGAAGATATTGTTGAAGACGGCGTTACAGTTAAAGAATTATCCGATCTTGCGAATATTGATTGCCGTATATCCAATGCACAAGTTGATGTAGACGGATTGAATGCCACGGTTTTGCTTCAGGCAAGTGTAATTGACAGTATGGCTACACGGGTAGGTGCTGCTGAAATTGCGATTGACGGAGCAAATGCGGCTATTTCTTTAAGGGCAACCAGTTCTGATATAGATTCCATAGTAGCTCCAACATATAGTTCAACTTCGTATTACTCTTTGAATCATCAAGTTCGATATACCGTTAATGGGGTGAAAAATTTATATCGTTGTGCTGTAGCAGGGCCTATTATTAACATTGCTCCTGATAATTTGTCATATCCGACATATTGGTCATTACAAGACGGGCTTGGTGTGAGAGTTAGGTCTGCTGAAGTCAATCTCGATGCAGTCAATTTACAGTATACAGTTAAACTGAGTGATTCGTACACGAACAGAGTTGCGGGCTTCGGTTTAATGCTTGGAGATACTGAATCGGAGTTTGTAATTCTCAGTGATAAGTTCAAAGTAGTGACTCCAACCAACAGCATTGAACCGAAAGAAGTGTTTACCGTAGGCACAATTGATGGTGTTTCTACTGTAGGTATTGCAGGTGATTTAATTATTGATGGAACGGTACTTGCAGCGAAGATTGCTGCTGATCAGATAACAGGTGATCATATATCAGCGTCATCCCGTATTGTAGCTGGCACGGATAATAATGTTGGTGTACTTGATGGTTCTGATACAACTTGGAGAATATATGCAGGGCATAATACACCAGCGTCTGCTCCGTTCAGGGTAGATCAAGCAGGTAATTTGTATGCTACTTCTGCAACAGTCAACGGGGCACTTGTCACAAGTATGGGTTCGTCTTTAGGTGGAAATTATTTGGTAGAAGGAACTGTTACTTATGATAAAATATCAATAAATAATCTTTCTGCTTTATCTGCCAATATGGGTAGCTTAACCGCAGGAAGTATTGTTATTGGCACTACCAATAAATTGTGGCTGAATGATAGTACAGATGGGTCATTAAATATTGGTGGCAGTACAAAAGCTTCTGCGCCATTCAGAGTTACGGCAGCAGGTGATTTGACCGCAACATCTGCTGCTATTACAGGAATTGTTACTGCAAATACAGGATACATCGGTGGAACGGATGGATGGACAATAGCTTCTAAGACATTGACTGGTGCTTCTGATAGCAAGATAGCAGGGGGTTTGGTACAATCTGTTCCTTATACCACGTCTGCTGGAATGCAGATTGATCTTACTAATAAGACTATTACGATGGGGGGCAGTTCTGACCCATCGCTATACATTTCCGCTGATGCTGCAACAGTTTTGATCGGGAAAGCAACTACCGAGAATCTTTACATTACTGCAACGGGTGTTCAATTACGGAATAATGGTATTGTTTACACAGATTTGACTGATGCTGTATTGACATTAGGCCTTACGACAGCTGAACATACGATCATTGATGATGATGGCATCTGTATGTACGATGCAGGTACCAAGTATGCGCAATTTGCGTCTACAATAAATATTGGTTATACTGGTGGTTCGCATGTTAGTGTTGATTCCACTTCAGTAAATTTAAAATATCAAAGTACTGCATATCTTGGATTATCTGTTGTTGATTCGGTAGCAGCAATAAATGTTGGGGCTACTTCAGATAAACATATTGCAATTACTTCGTCGGGAGTTGCTCTTAAAGATAGTTCTACTCAATATGGTGTTTTTGCAGCTACAACGATTATTGGTGAAGTTGCAAATAGTAAAAGTAGAATTGAAGTTTCGAATAGTGGCATTGCTGGCATTGCACGGGACAGTGAAGGAAGCGATGTTACAAGATTTTCAATAAGTAGTGATGGAAGTGGTTATCTTGCATCGAGCGATATAGCTTGGTCTGCTTTGGGAGTTCTCACTGTAGGGGGCTGGCAAATAGGCTCCGATTATATCATGGATACAGCGGGAACTACAGGATTGTCTACGACGATTACAGGTGGAGATGACATTCGCTTTTGGGCAGGGCATACAATACCTTCTTCCGCTCCTTTTTCAGTAACAGAATCAGGAGCTTTAACAGCTTCCTTGGCAACGATAACGGGAGATATTGTTGCCAATACAGGTAAAATAGGTGGAGCTGATGGATGGGTTATTGCTGAAAAAACAATTACCGGTGCCTCTGACAGTAAACTTATAAGTGGAATAATTGAATCAAGTGATTGGGGTACTGATGCTGGTGCTCAGATTCATTTGGTAAACAAAACGATGAAATTTGGGGGTTCTTCTGCTCCGAATTTTTCAGTTACTGCAAATGGTACATTATCAGCGACAGGTGCGACAATATCAGGAACACTTACCGCAGGGCCTGATTCACTTATAGGTGGTTATACAATAAGTGAAACTGATATTTATGCTGGAGTTGGTGAAACAAGAATAAATTTTAGTACTGTTACTGGCATTCATCTTGGTGCAACGGATTTTGCAGATGCTCATTTCAAAGTTTCTCTTTTAGGTGTTGTTACTGCTACTTCTGGTGTTATCGGGGGTTGGAAACTTGATACCAATGTTTTGAGGAGTGCGGATGTTGGTGTTCCTCGACTTGAACTTGACCAAGCAAATAGTAGAATGTCTGTAATTGCTGCAAACAATGAAAGTAAAGTTGTAATGGGTTATCTGTATTCATTGCCTAAGCATGATGGCTCAGGCAATTGGGATGTGAATGATTATGGTTTTTGGGCTGCTACGGGTGATAATTTAGTTATTGACGGTGATACAACATACGAATCGGGTGATTGGATTGTTGAAAACGACGCAAGTGTAAAAATTAATAATGCTGCTAATAATACGATTATTTTGCTTGGAACTGATGCTGGCAAAAAGGGTTTATTTTTGTATGATCCTACTATAGGAGTGTCTCTTGCCAGATTTACTTCTACTGATATATTTGTTGGTGTTTCCGATAGGTATTTACAATATACCACTGCTGGTGGATTAGAAATAAAAGGGATTCTTAAAGCTGATACAGGGTATATTGGTGGTACCGAGGGTTGGATGATTACTGCAAATAAATTTACTGATGCGTCTGGATTAACTGGTTTTTCTTCCGAGGCTACACTTGCTGATGATATAAGAATATGGGCGGGTAATTCCATACCATCATTGGCTCCTTTTTCTGTGTCAGAATCAGGTGCTATAATTGCAACTTCTGCTACTATTGTTGGTGATATTTCAGCTAATACAGGTTATATTGGAGGAACAAGCAATGGTTGGGAAATAGCTACTGGAAAAATCACTGCTGTTGGTTCTGGTTTAATTGAAACAAGTGCTGTAGCAAATACGGGCATCAAGATAAACTCGACTGCTATTGCTGGATATAATGGTTCTGCTCAAACAGTAAACATAGCAACTGATGGCAGTGGTTGGTTTGGATTAACAGGAACACGCGCAATAGAATGGACTACAGCAGGGGATGTTACGATTGCCGATTGGACTATCAATGCTTCTACTATTGTTGGGGGTAATGTTACTTTAGGTATTTCAGGTTCTTCCGGGTATATCAAAGTAGGGACTATACTTGATGCAACAACAGTTGCTACTACGAATGCAGGATTTTATGCAGATAATGATGGTAATATACTTATAAAAGGAAATGTATCAGGAAGCAATTATATCAAGGCAACAAGTAGTGGTAATGTTGACATTAATGTCACTGATTTTAATCTCGCCGCTACGAATTTATCATTGGTATCCGGTGCTGCAAATGTGGCGAATTTAACTGTTGGGACAGGCTCTGATGCTGCGGGGTTGAATGCTACAAATGCAAGTACGGATATTGCTATTTGGGCGGGTTCTTCACACGAAGATAGAGCAACTGCACCTTTTAAAGTAACCGCAGCAGGCTATGTGACTTCTACTTTGGGGAGTATCGCGGGATGGTCAATTGATGCAACAAAGATATACCAAGATTATACCCATTTATCATCTACTGGATACATATCTTTCGGGAACACTCCTCCTGCAAGTTACGGAGATAATGTTGGTGCTTGGCTTGGCTATAGTTCAGGGGCAAAGATGTCCTTGTATGCAGACGCCAACAATTATTTACAATGGGATGGCTCTAAACTTTTAGTAAAAGCTGCTAATTTTTCGGTTGATAGTGAGGGCAAACTTTCCACATCCAGCGCAAGTATATCAGGGAATATTGCAAGTGAAGGGCTGACTCTTGATGCTACTGGTTTTGTTAAAGGTGGGCAAACAGCTTATGCTACAGGTACAGGTTTCTTTCTGGGGTATTCTGAATTAGCTTATAAGTTTAGTGTCGGGGATGATACTAAATATCTTAGATGGGATGGCAGCGCACTTACTGTTGGCGGTGATGTAATCACAACAAGTAATATACAAACCAATGCTATTACGAAAATAAGTACATCGTTTACGGAAGCATCGATAGATTGTCTTGAAACGGTGGCAACAAGAGTGCAGTCTTGTACTATAGAGACAACGGGAAAACCAGTATTGATTCAAGGTACGGTGGAGTTGCGTAATCATATAGCCGGTATAGGTTTTGGGGTTGCCGGTACAGTAGCAATATATATAGAAGATGAAGATATATCTGGAACTCCTTTAGCTATTTCGGGATTCATACAGAGCGAGAACTCAGGTGGTTATGACTATACGACTATAACGGTTCCTATTTTTGCTCTGGACGATGCATATCGCCTACCAGATACTTATACGTATCGCATGGTGGTAACGTGTATGAATTGGTATGAGAACACCAAGATCGTTGCAGAATATCGTAATATGATTGCGATGGAGGTAAAGAGGTGAGATACATTGTACATAACGCCGAGGGCATTATTTTTAGGACCGGTACGTGCGGAGAATCTGAATTTCTTAGACAGGCAGGGTTTGGAGAGTTTGTTATAGAGGGTTCCGCAAGGGATTCAGTACATAGTGTGGTAGATGGTCAGGTGGTAGAAAAACCCAAAGAGAAGAGAACGGCAGATATACATCCGTTAGAGTGTAATAACGAACAAAGGATGGAAGAGCGTCTGATACGACAACGTATGAGTCAGATATTACGAAAGCAGGCCATTAAAGAGTTACGTGAAGAAGGTTTACTCAAGTAGTTTTGGCATTAGTTGTAATTGGAGAGTCAAATGGGCCTCTGGAGTGGTTCTGGATATTAAGTTGGCTTATATATTGTGACGATGAAAACAAGATAGACCAAATCAAAGAAAAGTACAAGAAACCAGTGAAGTAATAAAGAATTGACATTTAAAAATTGAAGTGTATGATGAAATCAAGGAGGAATAATTATGAGTTTTCCAATAACGCTTACTCTACGCGCAGTGAAAGGGGGGCCCATAAATGCTACGGAATTTGATGCTAATTTCACAAATCTTGCCCTTGCTATTGAGTCACTGACTTCAGATGGTCATGATCATGATGGCACTAATTCAAGAAAGATAAGTTATAGTGCTTTGAACACTATGACATCAGCTCAATTGGCGGGATTGGTTACGGATGAAACAGGCAGTGGGCTTGCAGTATTTGCTACCTCTCCGACATTAACTACACCAAATATTGGTGTTGCCACAGCTACTTCAGTAAATGGTTTGACATTAACGTCACTCGCCACAGGTTTGTCAATAGCTGGCGGGACGACTTCAAAGACCCTGACAGTAAACAACTCAATAGGGCTTACTGGCACCGACTCAACCACTATGACCTTCCCTTCTACCAGTGCCACAATAGCAAGAACAGACGCAGGGCAGACGTTTAATGGGGATCAAAGGATAAACTCCGGCCAGTTGGGGATAGGGGTTGCCCCATCTCAAGCACTATCTATTGAAGTAGGTTCGGGTGGAGGATGGGCAAGTATTGCAGACGCAGTTAATAGGGCAACGCCACCGTTATTTGGGTCTTCTGGTGATGGGTCTGCTGGTATATATACGCCCGGAGC